ATATCCACCTAGTATAGTGGACGCCAACATTGATATCACTTCTAATGGTATTCCAAACATATATCACCTCGTATTGTCTATTATTTATAAAAATAAAATATTTTCAGAAAAAACTTGACATTTGTTAATAAATAGAGTATAATACTCGTGTTTCTTGACTAAAATGGTCAAGTATTTTGTAAGTGTATTTAAAATAAAGGAGTTATATATATGCGTAGAAGTGAAAAGAAAAAGAATGGGCCACGTAGGACTATTCAGGTATGGGGCGTTGTACTAGAAGATGGTACAAAGATTGATGCGGGCGATGTTGATGCCCAAGGACGTGAAATCGTGTCTGTATACAATCTAGGCGGAAAGGATGGACACGGATACAAGACTGTATTCAAAGACAATTCATTTGATATCATTGAGGCCAATGTAGTCTCTGCCAATCCGAGGTTCAACTAATATGGCCACTTTTGAAGAAGTAAGTGAGCAGTGGAAAGAGAATTCCTCTGAACCAGTCTGGTGTGAGGATGAATCTTGTCAAATTGCGGTAGCATTAGCAAAGAGGTTCTACAATGAATCCAGAACAGAAAGAAGCGATACGAAGAGCTGAAATAACAGCCCAGAAGTATCACCAAAAACAACTATCCGAATATGAGGATATTAAACGTATAGCAAGGATGTATTATGAAACCAGAACAACACAGAGCCATCGCAAAATGGCATATGGAACAAGCAGATAAACACGATAATCAAGAAGGATATTCTTGTGGTTGTCCTGTTGAGCATCATAAAGCAAAAACAAATGAAGAGATTCTACAGGAGATGGAAGTAGAATAATTAATCATTCCGCAACAGAAAGGGCCCTTCGGGCCCTTTCTTACTTGACATTAGCAATAAAATATAGTATAATACACTCACCATTTCAACAATAGGAGAAAATGTAATGAGTGTAATGATGCCATCAAATCCAGCTGATCTAAAGAAAATTGATACAGCACTTCAACAGATTTCAGATTCAATGACTCGAATTGAATCTGAACGTGATCACATCAAAGACGTTGTGGACACTATTCACGATGAACAAGGTCTGCCGAAGAGATTAATCCGTCAGCTTGCTAAAGTGTGGCATATGCGTAACTTCGCTGAGGAAGTTACCGCCCAAGAAGATTTCCAGGACGCATATGCTGCCCTAACAACAGTTAATAAACAACTAACTTAACTGATAGCGAACTTCATTAACATTTCCGCACCTGTTGTTGATAAAGGATTTACCACAGATGCGTATCTGTTAATGATGCCAACTCTTTGTTGGAATGATTCCACGTGAGTTGATGTAACAATCTCTTGCTTATAGTCACCAACAATAATTGAGGATGCACCTAGAGCAGTCTTATCATTTTCAACAAGACCAACATATGCTGTTGTAGATGCTGAATCTGGATTCACATAGTAAGTTGTCTTACCAAGTTTACTCACAACAAGACCACTCTTGTTATCTTCTCCACCACCAATATATTGGTTTAGAGTAGAAACTGATGCCGCGAACTTGTATGGAAGAATCACAAATGCATCATATGTGCGGAAGTTAGGAGTGTTCATTTTCAGAACAAGTTCCTGAACTCGTTGAGTGATTTCAAAAAGATTTGTTTCAGCATTTCCAGCATTCGTAAGTGTCAAAGCGGTAGTTGAAAGGGAGTTAGTAGAAAGGAAAGTCTCTAAAGCAGTGTTTTCTTCCTTGTCGATAATTCCACGAAGAAGATTTGCCGCAATTTTAATACCATTCTCTTGATATTGATTGTGAAGATCCTGTAGAGCCTCAACAGAAATTCCAGTAGAAACAGGAGTGGCAGAGATACCATTTACATTCAATGTTGCCTGAACAGTCTCATATGAGTTGGTGGCTCCATTTCTACGAATGTTGATAACTTTACCTGTCGATAACTTCATCGGAACAGTGGATGCAATCGAACGAAGTAGTGATGCCGTTGGAAGTTCTTGGAATGCTTTAATAACATTGTTAAAACTAAAGTCTGCTGTACCTATATCAGATGCTTCTGTTGCTTCTTTTAGTCCTTCTGGATTTGTGTTTTCAATAGTCATAATGGTAACTTCTTTAAATTTGTTAATATATATACTTGATTATTTATAATACAAAAACTTGACATCCTTTGATTATTAGTGTATAATACTACGTATTGACAATAGAAAGAGAACAATATGATGAACTTTAATATTTCACAAGAGCATATGGAACAGATTATCAAGTCTGTTGTGAATAATCCGTCAATCGAGGCTCATATCAGAGAAGAGATTGTACGGCCAATCAGAATTCAACTTAATGAGCAAATTAAGGGTGGATCTTGGAAGAAGCGTTTAAGAGAACAAGGAATGGTATTATGATTATTAATGCAGATAATAAAGATGCGTATTTACGTGCAAAGAGTAGATTTTATAGAGCAGGATGGTTTGCCTCTGAGTATGGAGAAAATCCACAAGAATTCACTGGAGACAATCCAAAATTCAAAGAATATTATGAAGACTATATACGAGGATATGGTGATGAAGTTGCAAATTCAGCATCATTAGAGTATGATCCTAACACTATGTAAAACATTTGGTGGTAAGTGTGCAGAAGATAATAAAAAAGCCGATATGTGTTGTTACATCCGACTCTTTTGGTATCTAATGGAAATGATAACAATGATCGCAATTATATTGAATGCGATTCATCAATGGTGAAGAAATATGATTAAATTGATTCGTGATAACTACATTAAAGAAATTCCTGACGAAAGACTAAGTACAGTTATGCCTGGAGGGACTACATATAAAAAGTTTCTTATAGATAAACTTTATGAAGAGATAGAGGAAGTTATTGAGTCTGATTGGCTTGATGTAAATGAATATGCTGATGTTTATGAGGTATTCACAACCCTTATGAAGATGCACGGAATCACCGAAGAAGAAGTGATTAAGGCTAAAGCAGAAAAAAGATCAAGACTTGGTGGATTCGATACTGGACTTTTATTGATAAGTGAGTGAAAAGACTTGACATTACCACAGATTCGTGTATAATAGTAATTGTTGATTGAGAGAGAAACTTATTATTATGAATGAAATTTTCGAAAGAATTAAAAATCAAGTAGTTGGGGTCGAAATGGATGGTGCTGACTTAGCGACTATTTTTCAAGAAGAACTTGAACAGTTTGGTGTGGGTGTTGCCATATATTCTGTTGGTGATCAGATTGACCAAGATAGTGTCACTGTTAATGGATACTTCAACTCTTTTGATTGGGAAGAGGAAGAGAACATTGAGTTGGTTCTGATTATGAATGATGAGGAAGAATTGCTGACTATAAATACTGATAGTTGGGAGTTCCTACAACATCAAGCACAACAAACAATAGAACACGAAATGATTCATAGAGAACAAATCAAAAAACGTGATGGATTGGTAGTGATGCCACTCTATCTCGACGGAATGGATGAAAAACAAAAGCGTATAGTATATCTGAGTGATCCAGATGAAATTGATGCATATGCTAATGACATCACCCTCGACTTGCTGAAAAATTATACTTACCAAGGAGCGTATAGTCGTCTGAGAGAGTATAAGAAAATCAGACAAGATGAGTGTCCAATTCTTGCCGAATATGTCGATATTTTTGGATGGGACAGTGATATTGTAAGGACTATCGTTTTGAAAGCATTAAAGAGGTTAGAGACTTAATATGAGCAGTAAAGAAAAATTTATTAGTCAATGTGTGGCAATGTCGCCGTGTATTAAAGTATGTAAGATGGATGAAGAGGGTAAGTGTAAGGGATGTAAACGTACACTTGAGGAAATTAAAGCGTGGGAAGGCACTTCATTTGAGGACCGCGAAAAGATTTGTGAAGAATTACTTGACAGATAATGGGGATATGTTATAATATGAGAAAAGTTAATAAGCAACAAGCATTTCAGATGTTAATTGAGGAGAAGATGCAAGCTGGTGTTACATATATGGATGCTATGGTAGAGTATATGGTTGAACACGAATTGGAAGCCAAGCAAGTTGCGAAGTTAATTTCTCCTGCATTCCAAGAAAAGATTCATTGTGAAGCAGTTAATAATAATTTGATATCGGATGAAGAAAAAGGTAGTGTACTGCCACTGTGACTGGATTTGAAGCATATAAATTATATGTTTCCTTAAAGCAACATTTTAGTATTACCAGTGATTATAATTTTGTCAAGTATAGGGGCAAGACGAAAAAGATTAACACTTCGGCATATGAAAAACGGAGTGATAGGTATTTCTTTGAGGCTATAGGAAACAAAAATAAAAGAGATTTGCTCCAGTATTTGGTAGCAAACTTTTCATATCACGGTAGTGATGAAGTATGGATAGGAGATTTACATTCACAAGAGGCAGAGAACACATACTTTGAATGGAAGAAGCGGGTGCAATCACTATCATATGTTTTTACTGAGGATATGAAAGAGGTGAAAGAGTTCCTTGTTGCAAGAGGAATGGGATTTGATAGATTGTTTGAAGTTGAAGATGGAGAACACCCTATTATTTTTAGATTCGTTCAACAAAAGATGATTGAGGTTGAGTCATATATAATTATGGATTCGTTACTACATTTTAGCAGACGATTTAAGAAAGAGATAACAGATCAGTATATCTATCCAATGGAACAATATAGATATGATAGATATAGTGAGTTTATGAATTTTGACACTAAACACTATGGAGAAATTATGAAAGGAGTATTTGTGAATGCCTCAGATGAATGATACAGATAAGAGCCACTTGAATTTTACACGAGTTAACCTCGAAGGAATTGTTTTTGAGGGCACTGATAAATTGGACGTGAAATATAGACTAAATGGAGTTTTAATTGAAACTACGCTCCAGTATGATTCTTATTATTCGGCCAGGAATGATTATGAAATGATTATTGAAATGTTGAATTCAACAGAAAGGCAAAGGGAAATGTTAATGGAGGAATTTTTATAATGAGATTAGATCCTCTTGGTGATGGTATTTCTTCTGTAGAAATGCTCCCAATTAAACCATCTGACTTGACTGTGGTTAATGCAGCCCGAGTATCAATGCATAAATTCCACGATAAGATTGATATGGAGAAAGATAAAGGTCTTATCAACTATCTAGCAAAGCACGACCACTGGACTCCGTTCTCTCACGTTCAATATCTACTTGAACGAATAATGAATAAGAACGAATATATTGATTGGGTTAATAAATCCACTAATGAACAGTTTGCTAGATCAATCGTTCAGATTGGTTCTACCTCTGTCCGTTTCTTTGAACGCGGTTCACTCTTCGCCTTCTTGAAGAACGGTATTGTTACTGATACAATGAAGAGCCAGAATCCACTTTCTGTTCAAGCGTTTGATATGATGGATAAAATCACAGACTCTTATCTCGTAGCAGACTATACACCTAAACTTTCTGAGCCTGATTCTATGTGGTGGAAGCAGAACGTGAAAGAAGAGGATGTTGATAAACTTCAAGTAGCCTCTTTCAGAATCAAGATGCCTATTTTTATTGCCCGTCAGTGGTACAAACATCAAATTGGATTCACTCGAAATGAAGTGTCCCGAAGGTATGTTGCTGATACTCCAGACTTCTTTATTCCAAATGAATGGAGACTTCGTGCTGATAATGTGAAACAAGGTTCCTCTGATGATATTCACGAATATAGTGGCGATATGCAGGGATGGATTTCTGATGCCACATTTGGAATGCTATCTAAATATAATGAATTGATTGAGACTGAAAATGTTTGTCCAGAACAATCAAGGTCAGTATTGCCTCAATCTATGTACACTGAGTTTGTTGAAACAGCATCCTTGAATGGATACAACAGACTTATTGGTTTGAGGACTGATCCTCACGCCCAATATGAAGTGAGAAAATATGCAGAAAGTATACAAAAACACTTGACAACTACATAGGATTAGTGTATAATGGATGGTAAAATGCATACAGAAGAACAATGTTTGATTAAATTAAAAGCATTGATTGGTGAATGTAAAGCAGTTTATGATATAAATATGAAGAATCAGAGATTACCCCTTCCTGGTGTGATGCCTGATTTGTATAATATTAATCATAGGATTGATTCTATGAATCAATTAGCGTGTGAACTCGAAAGAGAAATTTTGTAATAACTCAATTAGGAGATAATAATGAGTGAAGAAGTATCGGTACAAAATACTGTACGAATTGATGGTAATGAATATGATGTAGAGACTCTACCTGATGTAGCGAAGATTGCAATTGAGCATCTTGTTTCTATTGATAAAGAAGTTCAGCGACTTGAAATGGCAAGAGCAGGTTTTGCTCAAGCGATTAAGAGTGTTATGGAAGGTGATGATGCACCCACTCCAGTTGCAGATGAGGATTCTGCGGAGTAAAAAGTCATAGTGGGTGGTCACTCTAATCCACAAAAGCAGGTAGGTGATAATATATCACCCCTTAAATCAATATAAAATAGGAGAAGTATTATGAGTTTTGCCGCTCTAAAAAAGCGTTCTAAATCTAAAAAGAACGTATCTGAAATGATGGAAAAGTTGAACCAGGCCTCTGGTTCATCAAATAGTTATGTAGACGACCGTTACTGGAAGTTAGAACGTGATAAGTCAGGAAATGGATATGCAATTATTCGATTCCTTGATTCCCCAAATGAAGAGGATTATCCCTTCGTTAAGATGTACACTCACGGTTTCAAAGGTAAAGGTGGATGGTATATCGAGAATTCACTAACAACAATTGGTAAGCAAGATCCTGTATCTGAGGCTAATTCTGAGTTATGGAATTCTGGAATTGATTCTAACAAGCAGATTGCAAGAGATCGTAAGCGTAGATTGCAGTATATCTCTAACATCTATGTGGAGAAGGATTCTGCTCATCCAGAGAACGAGGGTAAGGTATTCTTGTTCAAGTATGGTAAGTCTATTTTTGATATGATTCAGGCAGCCGCATCACCTGAGTTTGAAGATGAAACTCCAGTGAATGTGTTTGATTTGTTCAATGGTGCCAACTTCAAGTTGAAGGCACGTAAGGCGGATGGATTTGTTAAATATGACAAGTCCACATTTGAAGAGCCATCACAGTGGTTGAAGGATGAAAGTGAAATGGAGACTCTTTATAATGGTCTTTATTCACTTCAGGCTGAGATTACTGAGGATAAGTTCAAGTCATATGATGAGTTGAAGAAGAAGTTCCTTCGTGTAACAGGCGGATCCGATTCACCAACATCTACATTCACTGCCGAAACTATTTCTGCACCTGAAACTCCAGTAGCAGAAGCTAGTAAGCAGGATGATGAAATTCCTTGGGACACGTCAGATAATTCTGCCAGTGCTGAGGAAGATGATACTATGAGTTACTTCTCTAAACTAGCAGAATCGTAACAAGTAGTAATTTCGGAACTGAGGGGATCCATATGGATCCCCTTTTTTATTATCTATTCATTCCCGCAGGTAATGCTGGTGCGTGTGCTGTTGATGTTGGAGCAACATATGTATTATTTGTTATATGCGTATTGCCTGAATTTGCAACAACACCACCACTAGAATTATCGGAACTATTCATAACAGGATGTGGTTTGAGTTGACTGTTTAATGTTTCTAATATACCAGCCTGATTTGCATCATCATACTTCGCACCAACTCTCCAAGCATCCTCAGAAGTATTAATTGTTTCTCTATTCCAACGAATTTTCGCATATGCGCTATTCTGCTCCCAGAAATCACCAAGTCCCTTCATAGGACCTTCTTTATCTCGAAGATGGTATGGAAGTGTTAGGAATGCCGCCCATGGAATTTGTCCGATGGCGGCAATTTTATCTAAGAAATCAGGAGCCTCTTTCGGAAGTTGGTCAAAGGTACCCCAACCAACTTTAGTCATTGAAGCCCCTTTCGCTTCACCAAATGCCGTATCTCCTTTTCTTCCAGTTAAATAATCTCTCAACAATTGTTCGTCCATTGGAGCATAATCTTTGATGATACTTGGCGGTTTACCATTATCACCAGGCCAAATATGCTTTCTAAAGAATGCGCTTATACCAGACCAGATTGGATCATCCCAAGAAGATGATTCAATGCCACCATAATCACTCATTGCAGGAGCAACAGCGGCCGCATTCATTCCTTTCTTATTTTGAGTTATGAATTGATGTTTTTTCTGCGCGGCTTCTAACGCTTTTTTACCTAAATCAGTTGCCTTATTTT